GACCAGCTGTGGGCCGAGGCCATGTTCTGCTACCAGGCCGGTGACATCTGGTGGGTCACCCGCGAAGAGGAAGAACTGTTCACTACCGAGCAGGAAGAGCGCTTCGTGGTGGATGAATGGGAAGGACCGATCCTCAAATGGCTGGAGGAATCGCAGGCCGGGGAGACGGTCACCGGGAGCGAGGTGTTGGGTCAGGCGCTCAACCTGGACCCCGGCCATTGGGGCAAGCCTGAGCAGATGCGTGTGGGGTCGATCATGCACCGCTTGGGTTGGCGGCGTCGACGGCTCGCCGCGCTTCCGAAGAGTGGCAAGCGGCCCTGGGCGTACCAGAAGCCCGAGGGCTGGGGCCGCACCAGCGCCCTGGAGCAACAACCGCCAGCGCCGAAGGAGGACTGCTTTTGATCAAGCACATCGATGAGATGCTGAAGCTGTGGGCGCAAGAGCTCCATGCACCTGACCCCTGTCATTCGGCAGGCGGTGTTGGTAGCATGCTCGGCCTGTTGATTGAGTGTAAGGGTGATCTTGTCCGTGGTACCCGAGGCAGCAAGGTGCTGCTGGACGAGTCTGCGGACATCGAGATCATCGTGAACAAGCATCTGGCGCCGGAGCTTTACCTGGTGGTCTATGAGCATTACTGCAACGCTGACAGCGAGCTGTACCAAAAGTACCGGCACTGTGGGTGTAGCCGGGACACGTACTACAAACGCTTGCATGAAGCGCACGTCTGCATCGCAGGCTTGCTCATGGGGCGAGCGGCATGATTCGCCTAGCGTGGTCCCACCGTCCAGCCACTGGACAACCACGTTTTTTGCAGGTGGTCCACGCTCAAGCCCGCGCTATTCGCGGGCTGTCCCACCGTCCCACCGTTCACACGAAGGCGCGCACATAGGGCACATGCAGCGCGTTACGCGCGCATTGCGCGCAGCGTGCTTTTAATCTCTCTCTTTACACGGGAAAGGGTTAAAACAGTTAGACAGTGGGACAGCCCTTGATTTTCAAGGGATCAACAAGTCCCACCATCACCGCGCCCTTTGGGACCTATGGGGCAGCGCCGAAGTGAAGCTAAGCCGGGGTGGTGTATTCCCCCGACATTTTCCAGACATTCCCTAGGCGTTTACCCCTTATTGCCGGGTGGCATTAAAACTTGCTTGCTGCCACCGGAATCGACCTGTAAAAAGTACCCATCTTCGAGACGTGCGGGCGCACAAAGCAGCCCGCCAAACACAGCAAACCCGGCCACCGCGCCGGGTTTTTTGCATTTGGGGAACGGGATGACGAACGAACAACAAGCGCTTGCCGAGATGCCTGTCTGGCTCGTGATCACTCTCGCCCTGGTCGGCGGGGTATCTGGCGAGATGTGGCGAGCGGACAAGGCGGGTGTTCGTGGCTGGGCGCTGGTTCGGCGTATCGCCTTGCGGTCCGGAGCCTGCGTGGTCTGCGGGATGGCAACGATCATGTTGCTGTACTCCGGCGGCGCATCAATTTGGGCTTCGGCGGCATTCGGTTGCCTGACCGCAATGGCTGGTGCCGATGTCGCTATCGGCTTGTACGAGCGCTGGGCCGCCAAGCGCTTGGGCGTCTGTGAGATGCCGGAGCGTGGTGACAGCAGCAAATGATCGGAGGAGGTCTGCTATGCAAGTACGTGTGATCGATGACACCCAAAATGTTCTATGGGTCAAGACAGAGACCGGCGGTCTGACTAGCTTGTCTTACCGCCGGGATGGGACGCTGGTGAAAATCATATCTCTTCTCGAGTCAGCTCTGCTTCAGGCTCGTGGAGAATTGAACAGCCAGCAGGAAGGCGGAGACGTCGCGCAGGAAAACTCCGCTGCCCTTGAGGAGATGTTAAATCGTAAGCTCCTTGTTGATGTTGGCCATGACCCATCCCCAAATGTTCGGGGAACGGAAGAACGAATGCCACGCGGGCGGGGCTCGGAAGTAAACCCTGTTGCCTGACTTCCAGATCGCCACCACATGCCCAGCGAGATCCGCGCTCCAAGCTGCTTGCTGGAGCGAATCCATGATGTCCTGCTGTTGGCTGTCGGATTTGCTTCCGAATGTTGAATCCAGCGGGAAGACAATCATGTCCTGCCCGCTGTGGTGCACATGAGCGATTTTGTACTTTGCCATCTCGGTTCCTTGTGGTTTGGGAGGTAGTCCTTCCTCGGCACGCCTTCTGCTAGGAAGGACCTGCAAATGCTAGCACTTTGGAATCAATGACGATGGTTCACCGATTGAAGAGCCCGTTTGCAGCGTTCCCGAGCTGCAAGATCTGGCGGTGTTCCGGGCTGGGGCCGGGGACCCTGGCAACTTGGCAGGGATACGGGGCAGGAAACCCGCGGCTCTTCGCTAGCGGACAGTTCACCAGCTTACTGAAATTCAACCCGTTGAAATTGAAAGTTGTTTGTTGAAATACCATTGAAATGGAGGGCTCATGACGGATCCGAACTTCTTGTCAAAGAGCGCCTTCGCAGCTCGCATAGGGCGATCACCCAGTTACATCACCTGGTTGAAAGACAACGGCCGCCTGGTGCTTTCACCCGATGGGAAATTGGTGGATGTGCTGGCCACCGAGGCCAAGATTCAGGAGACAGCTGATCCGGCCAAAGCAGCCGTCGCGGCTCGGCATGAAGAAAACCGCATCGAGCGGGACGTCCGGGCCCACATCCAGCCCAGCGCCGACACACCTGCGGTGCAGCCAGCGGATCACGCGCCGAGCGGAGGCCCCAACTTCCAGCGTTCGAAGGCGCATCGGGAGTTTTACCTTGCGGGGCTGGCAGAGACAGAGTTCTACAAGGTCCGGGGCAATCTGGTTGAACGCGCCGCAGTTGAAGATGCCGCGTTCGCTGCTGGCAGGATGCTTCGCGAACAGTTTTTTGGGCTTGCTCCGCAGCTCGCAGGCGAACTGGTCGGGATGAGCGACCCATGGGACATCGAGAAGCACCTCACCGACACCTTCCGTCGACTGTTCACCGAGGCGGCCAAGATGAATAGCGTCGACCTAGAGAAGGCCATTGCACAGAAACGAGCTGCCAAACAGAGCTGAGCCTATGCACACCGGATATGCAGACGGTGCAGAGGTGTACCGCGATGCGTTTTGCCGAGGGCTAATGCCAGACCCTGATTTATGGGTCGACGAGTGGGCTGATGAGTACATGCGAATCCCGCGTGATACTGGTGCAGCAGAGCCTGGCAAATACCGCACTGCACGTACCCCGTATGCCCGCGAACCCATGCGCTGCCTGTCGCCTGCCCATCCGTGTAAGCGGGTGGTGACAAAAATTGCGTCGCAGCTGATGAAGACTCAGATTGCCCTGAATTGGATCGGGGCGCTGATCCACATGGCGCCGGCCAACATCTTGACGCTACTGCCCACCGGAGGGCTGGCGAAGCGGGTGTCTTCGCGGATCGGCAAGACCATTGATGCAGTGCCGGAGTTGAAGGCCCGTGTGGCGACGGCACGTTCCAGAGATGCCCGTAACACCTTGGACACCAAGGAATTCGATGGTGGTGCACTCTTTGCCACCACGGCCGGCTCGGCGGCCAACCTTTCCGAGCTGACGGCCCGTTATGTCTACGGTGATGAAGTCGATCGCTGGGAAGTGGACGTCAATCAGGAAGGCGATCCGATCAAGTTGGCAGAGGCGAGGGGTAGTACGTTCGGGCGCAACGCCAAGTTCTACTTTTCCAGTTCTCCTCTCATCAAAGGCATGTCTCGGATCGATGATCTCTTCAAAATGGGGGATCAGCGACGCTACTACGTGCCTTGCCCGACTTGCGGTCACATGCAGGTGCTGACCTGGGAGCGGCTGTTGTACTCGGCTGATTTTAGTACCACGCATTACCAGTGCGCTGGCCCCGAGTGTGACGTGCTTATCGAAGAGCATCACAAGGCAGAGATGCTGGCCAAAGGCGAGTGGCGTGCCCATGCGGAGGGTGATGGCGAGACGGTTAGCTTTCACCTAAATGCGTTGTATGCCCCGCTAGGTTGGCATTCTTGGGCGACACTGGCCCGCGAGTTTGATGAGGCTAAACGTGCACAAGCTCGTGGCAACCAGCATCCTATGCAGGTTTTCTACAACACGCGGCTGGCAGAGGTTTGGGACAGCGCACTTGAGCAAACCAAGGCCGAGGTACTGCAGGCTCGTGCTCAGCAGGAAGACTATGTACTTGGCACCTTGCCAGTGGGGGCGCTCGCTCTAACGGCCGCGGTCGACGTTCAGGCCAACCGCCTGGAGTTGATGGTCATGGGCTGGGGCTCTGGTATGGAGCGCTGGGTGGTAGATCACCAGGTGTTGCCTGGCGATCCGGCTGACGAGCGTACCTGGTCGCTGTTGGACGAGCGGCTGAAGGTTCGGTACCGACATCCCTGCGGTGTGAGCCTAGCGATTTTGGCCACAGGCATCGACTCCGGCGGTCATCACACCCACGAGGTTTACCAGTTCACTCGCGTGCGTCGCTGGCGCAACGTGTTTGCACTCAAAGGTGCGAGCAAGCCAGGCAAGCTTGTGATCGCACAGCGTCCGTCGCAGGTGGATGTCACCTGGAAGGGCCAGACCGAACGCAACGGTGCCGAGCTGTGGATCGTTGGTACCGACACGGCAAAGGACTGGATCTACAACCGTTACAACTTCGAGACAGGGCCTGGTGCGCTTCACTTCGCCAAGGACCTTCCCGACGAGTTCTTCCAGCAGTGCGTGGCCGAACGGAAGATCGTTCGCTACGTGAAAGGTAAAGAGCGTTTCGAATGGGTCAAGAGTAAGGCCGAGCGCAACGAGGCGCTTGACCTGATGGTGTACAACCTGGCCATGGCCAACTTCCTCGGCCTTCACCGCTATGGCGAACAGGACTGGGACAAGCTGCGACAGGCACTGGCGCAGGCCAACTTGTTCGAGCAAGGCGAACCGGAGCCAGCCCGGCCCCAGGCCAGCGAGCCCGATGACTACCAGGAAGACGAGGTCGATTCACCGGCTCCTGAGCCTGCTCCGGTCAAGCGCAACGATCCGCCACCACCGCCGGCTCCACGAGCCGCGCCCCAACCCATGCAACGCCGCAGCTCCAGCAGCGGCTACCTGAAGAGACGCTGACATGGCTTACACAAAAGCACACCTCGATGCTGTCGAGCGGGCGATTGCGCGCGGTGAAAAGATCGTTCGCTACTCGGACCGCACCGTCGAGTATCGGACGGTGGACGAGCTGATCAAGGCTCGCGACCTGATTCGCACTGAACTGACGAATGCCGCTGGCCCCCGCTCGCGCGTAGTGCGCGTATTCCATGGGGGCAAGGGGCTGTGAGTGGACGCTACTTGTCCCTCGGTCGTTCGGGCATCTTGGTGCCCGAGCGGATCAAGGCCAGCTACGAAGGCGCCGCCGAGGGACGGCGCTCATCAAACTGGGATGCGCCGGATACCGGCGCGAACAGCTTGATCATGCCGGCCTTGCGTAACCTGCGTTCCCGCTCCCGCAGCGCGGTGCGCAATGACCCTTACGCCGCCAACGTCATCGACAAGCGCGTCAGCAACCTGATCGGAACCGGCATCACACCGCACCCTCGGCTGCTCGACAAGGCGATTCGCAAGGTGATGCAGGAGCTGTGGGAGGACTGGGTAGATGAGGCTGATGCCGATCAGCTCACGGACTTCTATGGCCTGCAGGCGCTGGTGGCGCGTACGGTAGAGCAGTCGGGAGAGTGCTTCATTCGCCTGCGCCCGCGCCGGCAGGAGGATGGCTACGCGGTACCGCTGCAGCTGCAGTGTCTATCGCCAGAGTTCGTCCCCCATGACAAGTTCGAAATGACCCGCTTCGGCAACGTCATTCGGGCCGGCATCGAGTTCAACGCCGTGGGCCGGCGCGTGGCGTATTGGTGCTACCGCAACCATCCCAGCGACAAGTCCTCTCTCAACGTGGGCTACAACCAGCTGGTGCGGATCCCGGCTGAGCAGATGCTGCATGTGTTCGAGCCCCTGGAGCCCGGACAATTGCGCGGTGTACCGCGCTTGGCGCCGGTCCTGAAGCGTCTGCGCAGTCTGGACAACTTCGACGACGCGGTGTTGTTCCGTCAAGAGGTCGCCAACCTGTTTGCTGGCTTCGTTCGCAAGCCAGCCCCGGACGGCCCGCCGCAACTCGACCCGCTTACAGGGGCGCCGGTCAGGTACGACCGGGACGGCTTCACCCCGATGGTAGGGCTGGAGCCCGGCACGATGCAGGAGCTACTGCCTGGTGAGCAGGTCGAGTTTTCGGACCCGCCGGACGCCGGCAACAACTACCCCGACTTCATGCGGCAGCAACTGATGGCAGCTGCCGCCGGCTCGGGGCTCCCGTACGAACTCATGACCGGCGACATGCAAGGCGTGAACGACCGCGCGATCCGCGTCGTACTGACCGAGTTCCGTCGACGGTTGGAGCAGCTCCAGTTCCAGGTGTACGTCCATCAGTTGTGTCGGCCAGTGCGTAAAGCCTGGTTGGACATGGCCGTGCTTGCCGGGGCGCTCGACTTGCCGGATTACGCGCAGCGGCGGCGCGAGTACCAGCGTACCCGTTGGGTTCCTCAGGGTTGGGCTTACATCCACCCGGTGCAGGATGTCCAGTCGCGCAGCATGGAGATCGCCGCGGGCTTCGTATCGCGAAGTGAGGTGTGCCTGCGAAACGGTACGGACGCGGAGGTGGTCGACGAAGAGAACGCCGCCGATATCGCCCGGGCAAAGGCTCTGGGCCTCAACTACAGCAGTTTGCCGGCCATCGAGGACGACCCTGATGAGTCCGGCGACAAGGGGAAGAAATGAAAAAGCTGATGCCGTTTCGCATCTTCAACATGGCGTCTTCAGTGCAGCAGGTCGAAGACCAGCACTGGTACAGGATCAGCGCGGCGGCTGAGGGGCAGAACGATACGCAGGCCGATGCCACTCCCATCGAGATCTATATCTACGGTGAAATCGGGGGCTGGGGCATCACCGCAAACGAATTCATTCAGGACCTGAAGGCGATCGATGACGGTGTTTCTCCGGTGGTGGTGGCGTTCAACACCATCGGCGGCGATCTGTTCGACGGCCTGGCCATTCACAATGCGCTGAATCGGCTGGGTGAGCGCTGTACCGCCCGTGTTGATGCTCTGGCGGCCAGCGCAGGGAGTGTCGCTGCGTGCGGCGCCCACCGCTTGGTGATGGCTTCGAATGCGATGCTGATGGTGCACAACCCGTGGACCTGGACTAGCGGTGATGCCGAGGACTTGCGCCGGGTGGCTGACGTCCTCGACCAGACCTTGGAGGCAATCATCGCGGCTTACAAGGCCAAGGCGCCGGGCATCGATGATGCTGAGCTGCGCCGTATGGTCAATGATGAAACCTGGTTAACTGCGCAGGAGGCCCTTGCGCTGGGCCTGGCTGACGAAGTGGGCAACGGGGTCGAGGTCAAGGCGTGCCTTGGCCAGGGCGCGGCGATGCAGCGCTACCGCCAGACGCCCAAGGCGCTGCTGGATCAGTTGGCCGACCAGCCGGAGGCAGCCGGTGGCCAGCCGGCAACACCGCCTGGCCTGCCAGCCGCTGACCCAGGCGACTCTACCGCGCTGGCTTTGATGATCGCCCAGGACTGCGCCAAGGCGGGAATCAGCAACCTGGTCGAGCCGTTGATCGCCTCCACCAAGCTGGCCGACAAGGCCACTGTGCAGGCTGCCTTGACCCGTGCCAAGGGTGTGCGCGATCTCTGCGTAGCCGCTCGGCTGCCGGAGCTAACCGTTGAATTTGTGCAGGCTGGCCTGGAACCTGATGCGGTGCGGGCGCGGCTGTTCGAGAAGCTGGTCAGCTCCGGCAAGGGCTTTGAGATCGACAACAGCTTGCCGCCGGCCGATGACGAGCCAGAGAAGGTCAAGGCGCAGTTACCCAATCCATCCAGCATCTGGGCTGCCCGCCGGCAGGCCGCCAATAAAGGAGCACGACCATGAGTAACATCCGCCAGGAGCCGGTGCACGCCGGTGAGTTCCTGCTTTCCGAGGGAGCAGGAAAGATTTCCCGCGAAGCCATCAACGTCGCTGCTGGTCCTGGTCTGGTCGCAGGCCAAGTGCTTGGTCTGGTAACGGCCAGTGGCGAATTCACTGCCTACGACCCCGCTGCAGAAGACGGCAGCGAAAAAGCCGTGTGCATTCTCTATGCCTCCCTCGGCGAGTCCGAAACCGTTCGGCGCGGCCGCGCGGTGGTGCGGCTGGCCGAGGTCAGCGAGGCCCTGCTGACCGGCATCGACGCCGATGCGGAACAGGCATTGTCAGCGCATTTCATCATCCTGCGCTGACCCGACTCTCTTTCACCCCAACCCCGCCCTGAGCGGGGTTCTTACTTTTTGGAGTACCTCATGGCTGAGATTGCCATTTTCCAAGACGACGCTTTCGGCGTTGCAGCCCTGACCGCTGCTATCAACGAGCAGGAGTACGTACCAGGGCGCCTTGCGGCTCTTGGCCTGTTCCAGGAGGAGGGTGTCGCCACCCTCACCGTGCAGATCGAGAAAGACGGTGACACGCTCGCTCTGGTGCCAGCAGGGGAGCGCGGCACCTCTGGCCTGGTGGTGGGTGGTAGCAAGCGCACGCTGATCCCGTTCAATACCGTTCACCTGCCGCAGCGCTTTGCGATCAAGGCGGACGAGATCCAGGGTATTCGCGCGTTCGGCACACTGACGGAGCTGCAGGCCGTACAGGATGTGGTCAACAAGCGTTTGGCCAAGGCGAAGCGCCAACTGGATGCCACTCACGAGTTTCATCGGATGGGGGCAATCAACGGCAAGGTGCTCGATGCAGACGGCTCTTCAGTGCTGCTGGACATCTACAAGGTTTTCGGGGTTTCGCAGCAGAAGCAGTCGATGGGGCTGAATGACCCGAACGCCAACATCCAGGTGCAGTGCGTGGACGCCTTGGACATGCAAGAAGATGCGCTCGGCAACGTGACCACCACCGGCGCTCGCGCTTTCTGCGGCAAGACCTTCTGGAAGAAACTCATCGCCCATTCATCGGTTGTCGATACCTACAAGGGTAGCCAGCAGGCCGCAGCGCTTCGTGGCGACGGGCGTGAAACGTTCGAGTTCGGTGGTATCAGCTGGGAGCGTTACCGGGGCAAGGTCGCGGGTGTTCCATTCGTCCCTGACGATGAAGCGCGCCTGGTGCCCGAGGGGGTTTCGGAGCTCTTCCTATCGGTCTACGCGCCGGCAGACTACATGGAGACCGTCAACACCGAAGGCCTGCCGTACTACAGCAAGCTTGAGGAGATGGCCTTCGGTAAGGGTGTTGCGGGTGAGGCTCAGTCCAATCCGTTACACATCTGCACGCGTCCCCGTGCAGTCATCCGCCTGACCGCCTGATCATGGCCTTCCGCGACCTGATCGATGATGTGGATGAGGTGGTGTTCGATGTCCTGGGCGATCTCGCGCAGATCGAAGGTCGCGAGGTTCTCGGGATGTTCTCGGCGCCGTGGCTGCAGCCCAAGCTCGGCCAGATCAATACCGGCCTGCGTGAGCCGCACCTGATCATCCGCGTTGGTGACAACGCAGGGGTCGATACACGGCAGAGTGTGGTGGTCGATCTGCCGCCAGAGGACGGTGGTGGCAATTACATCATCACGCGCGTAGAGCCAGGCGGCGACGGCCTGGTAACGCTCGTTCTGAGGAAAACACCATGAGTATCGGCAGCTACCACAAGGTGTCAGCCAGTTCAGGGTTGCTGACCCTGCAGATGCGCCCGCAAGACGTCAAGGGCTTCGAGGACTTTGCCAAGCTGGTACCCAAGGCCATGGCTGCAGCTCAACGACGTGCGATTAACAAAACGCTTCGCTGGCTTCGCGGGCAGGTTGCGCGTGAGGTGGGGCGGCAAGAGCGAATCGCTATCGCTGCTGTGAGGCAGCGGATTAAGGCTTTCCCGATGGGAAGCAATGGGCAAGGCAAGCTGTGGTTCGGTATCCGCCCAATCGAAGCCAGTCGCGCTGGTCGCCCTCGGCAAACCCGGACTGGAGTGTCTGTAGCTGGGCGACGGTACCAGGGTGCGTTCTACCGGCAGGTATACGGCGGCAAACCGGATATCTGGATTCGCACAGCCAGCAAGCACTTCGATGCTACCGACTACCCGGATAGCGAAGTCTCTGGTGGTGGTGGTCGCCGGTCAGGCTGGGTTTCAGAGAACGACAGTCGCTTCCCACTGGCGAAGGCAAAAATCTCGCTCGATGACGTTCGACCTCACTTCGAAGCCTGGACTAACCGGGCGCACGATCGGTTGAAGGTGGTTCTGGAGCAAGAGCTGAACTTTGAACTGCAGAAGTATTTGCGGAGAACAGGCAATGGTTGATGACCCGATACCTCTCGCTGGGATCTACGCGGCGATTGAACAACATATCAGTGCTGCCATCCCCGGGCTCGCCTATGTCGGCACCATGCCGGACGGGATCGGGGTCATGCCGATGCCAGCGGTAGTGCTGGAGTTGGCTGGCCTTGAGAGTGCGGACAAGGATCCTGGTACCGGTGAAACTGCCGTCGATGCTCGCTTCGAGGCGCGTGTGATTGTTGGCGTAGAGGTGCCCAACTGCCTGCATGTGGCCGCTTTCGCTGCGGCACAGCTGGCGGTACTGCTACGGATGCAGTCATGGGGCTTAGCGGTTGAGTTTGCTCAGTTCGTAAGGGCAGAGCGGGACTGGAGCCGCCCCGAGCTGGATAGTTACGCGGTCTGGGTGGTTGAGTGGACTCAGGTGATCTATCTCGGAGAGGAGGAGTGGCCGTGGCCCCGAGAGCCCGGCCCGCTGGTGGTTGCCTTCGATCCTGACAGTGGTCCAGGCAACGAGCATCTCTACCAATCGCCTGAGGCTCTGGAGTGAGTTACGCGAGCGCCGAGCACGACCGGATGCTGGCCTGCGTCGTGATCAAGGGCTATGTGGTAGCGGTCGACCTGGATGCTGGCAA